GTTCTGATATCCGCCGCCGCCGCCACCGCCGTAGCCTGTTCCGCCGGCACCGGATTGCCCGTTGGCGCCACCACCACCGCCCATACCTAAAGGAGAGGAACCGCCGGTCGGCCCCATGCCTCCGCTTACACCGTCACCTTGGCTACCTTGTCCTTGTGATCCTGCTATGTTGACGTCGCCGCCAGAGGACGAACCGCCTAGACCGCCTGCTCCGTTGACTACCGTTCCGCCGCCGCCATTAGCGGTTAAGAACGATGATCCGAAAGTCGTGGTCCCGCCGTTTTCACCCGGCGCGGTTTGGGTTCCGGTGCCAGAACCTCCGCCGCCGGCCCCCGCCATACGGACGCGCAGCCACTTAACGCCGGTTGGGGGATTATAGGTTCCAGAGCCAAAAGTGTAGATCGTTTGTGTTGGGGCAGTCGGATTGACGGGGTTTGAGACAGATAAGGTTGATGCGGAAACACTAATGCCTGCACCGGCAGTGAACGGGATCTGCGATATCTCCGCCATCGCGGCCTCTCAGGCCCCGGCCGCGCTGATAACGCCGCTAGCAGCGACGTTGCCTTGTACCGTGACGTTACCGTTGATGGTGCATCCGCTCGGCGCTGTGATGGTGACTGCGCCGGTGCCGACGATGCGAATATTATTCTGCACGAAAGAGACCGACTGGCCGAAGGCGTCGTAGAGCGTGACGCCGCCTACCGGCTGATTTTTCGGCCGAAATTTTGTTAATTCACCGCCGAAAAACATTGCCCGGTCGGAACGGCCTCCTGGACAGATGATGAGACCGACGCCGCCGGCGGGCGGATTCGAGCTGAAACCGAATAGTGCGACAGTCGGGACATTGAGAGGCTGATCGCCAGCGAGCCCCGATAAATTGACGAGCTGCTGGCTTCCTTGGTCGTTGATCGATCTCACCGCGGCGCGCCGCAGCATCGTGCGCAGCGCGTCGCGATCGGTGAGATAGGACGAATGCCGCGTCATCCGGGCACCGAGCCAGGAGCGAATGGCACCGGCGGCGTACCGACGTTCCAGATGCTCGAGGACGCGCTGCCGGGCGGGCTAGAGCCTTTTGCCGCGGTGCCGCCATAGGCACGCGGATCGACCAGCTCGAGGTGCGCGGTCGAGCCGCCCTTTGACGCGTGCTTGCCGGAGCCGGCGCCCCCGCGCTTCTGCGTGAACTTGATCTTCTTGATCAGCAGCGCCTGGCAGAGACCGATCCGCTCGCTCTCGACCCAGACGAGCCAGCCTGGCGTCCACAGCGTGCCGCCGGAATCGCGAAAGCCGTAGGTCACTGCGTGCGCTTTCAGCGCCTCGCCGGCCTCGCGCTGGCTGTGCGCGTCGGCTAGCGATTGCGCCGTTTCGCTGTCGATGTCGGAATCCTCGACGTGCACCAGCGGCCGGTAACGGCCGGTCGTGAAACCCGGCGCCGACGATGAAGGTGCGCTCTGCACCGGCGCGGCGCCGCCGCCCCAAACCGAAGCATCCTGCGCGGTCGCTTCGACCTGCAGCGCGGCGGCGTCGGTGCCCGAGGCGGATTGCCCGCGCACGATGATCGGCGAATGCCGATGCGCCCAGTTCAGATCGCCTTCCAAATCCTTGAGCGGCGCCTGGCCCTGATAAAGACCGCCGGCGTGGCGCTTGCTGCCCGGTTTGGTGAGCTTGAGCGAGCCGTCGTATTGGCCGCTGAGCGTCAGCCCCTGCGCGCGCGTCAGCTTTTCGCAGGCCGCAAATCCGGACTCGCCGGGCACGAGCTGATAGCTTTCGACGTCGTCGAGTTGTTGATCGGTCGCGACCGTGACGCCGAACGGCTGCGCCAGCGCCTGGGCGATCGCCAACGGCGACTGGTTCTGAAAATTGCCGGTGCCGCCGGGATCGATCGCGGCGCAGTCGATGAAATCCTGCGATTTCGACCGGCCGCTGATGGTCAATTTCTTGAAGGTCGGTTGCAGCCGATCGACATAGCCGGTGAAAGCGACGTCGTTGTTGAACTGGATCTGCAGCGGCGTGCCGGGAGCGAAGATCTGCAGCCGCTGCGCCGAAGGTGCGACCTCGAAGGAGAAACTATGCGCCGCATGATGATAGCCCGCGTCGACCTCGAAGTTCTTGAAGGTGCCCGTGAACGGCTGGCCGTTCGCCAGCACGGTTATAACTTCGGCCACAGCGCTCGCTCCGGCGCGTTAAGGACTCGGCCAATTGACCGGCATGTTCGGCGGCGCCGCGTAGCCCGGCGCCAGCGCCTCGAACGACAGCGGCATGAATGATGGGTGCACGACGTTGTTGCGCAGCACCAGGTCGACCGCGCGGGTCGGGTCCTGATAAAGCCGCCACGCCCACCACAGGGCCGGCATCGATTGCGGCGAGCTGATCGTCACCACCGGCGCCAGATTGGCCATCAGCTGCGTCAGGTATTGCACCACGGCGCCCTGCAGGTCCTGCAGCGCGACATAGACCGGAAAGCCGGCGGCGCCGGTCCAGCTGCCGAGCTCGTCGCCGACGATTTCGGCGAACAGCGCGCGCGCGGCCACCGCATCGGCCCGGCTTTGATAAGTCTGCCGCTCGAGCGCTTCGCCCCAGGCGGCGAGCGCGGCGATCCGCGCGAACGCCAGGATGGCGGCGGCGTTCGCCGCGGCCGCAACGGCATTCGGCGATGCACCAACCGCGAGCGGTGTCGGTATGACGGCCGCGAGCGCCTGATAGAGAGATAGCATCGCGCCGGCGCCGGCATCGGGATTGCCTTGGAGGCCATCGGCGAGCTGGCTGATATTGGCGCCGATTGTCGCCGCGAGGATGGCGGTCGGATCGGTGAGCGAAGGCGAAATCGCCGGCGCCTTGTCAAGCAGGGTGACGATGGCCGAGGCGACCGCCGCTACCTCCGGGTTCGGCGAATTGATCAGCGATGACGCCGGCGTCGTCTTCAGCGGCGCGGCCGCCGGATTGCCGTAGGCGATCAGCAGTGGCGCGGCGGTGACGATCGCGACATCGGCGGCGGCGACCGCTGCCGAGGTATCGGCGTCGACCGGATTGACAGTGCGCACCGTCTCGATCGCCGCGACCACGTTCGCGACCTCGTCGACTGCGCCGGCGACGATGTAATCGGCCGGATTGTTGAGCACCAGCGCGTCGGGAAACATCCCCGCGCCGGCCTGCCACAGCGCGGCGGCCTGTTCGAAGACCGTCTGGCCGAGCTGCGGCACAGAAACGAACGGCGCCGCCGGCGTCACCGGCCCGGCGGAGACAAACTTCAGATGGAAGGTGATGAAGCCGAGCTTGTCTTTGTCGCTGGTGCGCTTGAAGTCTTCGCAATGAACACTGACCGGGCCCATGATCGGCACGACCAGCGTGCCCGGGCCCTTGCTCTCGAAGATCTGCTCGAGCGCGACCGCCTGCTGGTCGGCGACGTCGCTCGCCACGTAGGCGAGACCGGAGAATTTCCGCGCCTTGATGCCGGTGTCTTCGACGTCCCAGCTTTCGGCGCCGAAATATTCATGCACTTCGGCGTCGCGGCCGCCTTCGGAATCGTCGTGCTCGAAATAGAACGGCACGCCCATATAGGACGCCGGCCACAGCGTGCTGATCCAGTCGCGGGCATAAACCATGGGCGGTCACGGCAGCATGTTGCCGGCGCCGACGTCGGGCCACGAGACGCCGCGGTTGCCGGTCGAACCGCGGACCTTGATGCCAGAGATCTCGCCCGAATGCTCGATCGCCGCATGAAGGCCTTCATCTAACTCAACCATGATCGTCATCGTGGCATTGCCGGTCAGCTCGGTCTTCGGTGTCTCGGCGGCGGCGGCTTGCCACTGTTTCTCGGCGCCGACCGAGGAAAGCCAGCCAGGTGCCGCACCTTCGATAAGCGCCTTCAGCTGCGACGCCTGGTCGCGATAATAGCCCGCTCCAAAGGGAGAGGCCCCGAGCTCCGGCACCAAGCGGTTCGGATCGGCGCCGAATATGTTTTCCTGAGTCCAGATCGCTGCCTGACGATACCAGGGCAGAGACGCGAGAATCTCGCGATTGACCGGCTTGCCTGATTGATTCTGCGCTTCTTGTCCGCGCAACCAATCAATCGTTCCAAAACCACCAACGGTCAGAGGAAGCGCCGGCGAGCCGAGCATCCGCAGCGGCATCCGCGCCAGCCAGGAAGCCGTACTTCCGCTGAGCATCTTGAACGCATAGGCCATGCCGACCATGCTCTCGTAGGTGGCGAGCACGCCACCACCGATTGCCGCTGCCAGTCCGGCCGAAGCGGCTTTCTGCACCGCCGGGTGCTCATGCGCGGCCTGGTTCAGATAGGCGATGCTGTCCGCGATCCTTTTAAGCGAGCTCGCCGTCGGAAGTGCCATTGGGCCGGCGGCAACCTGCATGAAATTCTTCAGCTGCTCGGTCACGGCGACGAAGGCTATGAGCACGTCTTTGTTCATGAACGTGTCGGCGGCCTCGTTGCCCTGGGCGCCGATTTGCATGCCCCAATCCTTAATCATGCGGGATTGTTGCGTGGCAAGGATGCCAACTAATTGTTGCCCGGTCGCGTCGCGGAAGACGGTAGCAATCTCGGCAAGAATTTTGGTCTTGTCGGTGATGCCGCGTTTTCTCAGTGCCGGCAGGAAAATCTCGTTCACCCAGCGGTAGGGGTCTGCGGCGGCAAGTTCCCAGCCGGTGACCGCGCCCGGCTTGACCGACGTCACGATGCCGGCTTTGGAGATCTTGACCTTTGACTTGTCACCGATCAGACCAAGATCGAGCAGTTCGTTTGCCGCCTTGGCCTGCATCCTTCCGCCAACGATTGTTTGATAAAAATTACTCAGCGCCTTGCCGGCGCTGGTGCCTCCCATTTCCTGGGCGAAGGTCGGTGCCGACATCAGCATGAACTGATCGGACAATGCCTGGGTGGCACCGCGACCATATTTGAACATCTCGTAATAATCAGTGGGCCGCAGCGTATCGCCGAAGACGTTAATCGCCTTCGCCATGGTGTCCATGTAGTGGGTGAACTTCGGCAGGTTCTGCGTAACGCCCCTGATTTCCATGCCCTTGATGAGCTTGTCGAAGTCGGCTTCCAGCTCTTCGCTGCGCTCGGGATGTGCGCCCATGGCGACAACGCGCATTTTCGCCAGCGGCTCGATGACCTTTTTCGCCTCCTCGAACGAGCCGACGATCGAGCGCGCGTTGCGCAGCATGTGCAGCACCGTGGTCTGCGACAGTGCCGGCACTTTGGCCGAGATATCGGCGGCCGCCTTTTCGGCCTCGCCGATTTCCTCCGGCCTCATGCCGGCTTCCATGCGCACGCGCTCGTGCTGGCCCGCTATTGCCGCGTGCGCGGCTTTTTCTGCCAGCGTGCGGGTGACATGCGCGGCCTCATAAGCCGTGGCGCCGGCCATTCCACCGGCGACCAGCGGGCCCAGCGTCCGGCCGATGACCTGCGAGAGCCGTTCGATGCGCTGCAACTTGCCGTGCAGCATGTCGAGCTTGCTACCAGCGTGGTCGATCGCCGAGCCGACGTTGAGAAAATTGCGGCCGACGCCGTCCATGCGTTTGCCGGCGGCCGCGAGCTTGTCGAATTTGCCGCCGACGGCGTCGAACATCGCGCCGGTCTTGTCGCGGCCGCTGATGACCAGCTGCGACTCGAGGACTTTCGGCGCCATTATCTTTTCCGCCTATGCCAGGCCGCCGCGCGGGCGTGCCAGCGCTGGAGCTGTCCGATCGGCAGCGCGCTTATGGCGCTGCAGTCTTGCCCGGCGCCGAAGGCGAGCTCGTCGGCGAGGTCCCCGAGGCCTCGCCCGCCTCGTCGCCGTCCCGGAAAAAACTTTTCACCGCCTGGCGGACCTTCTTTGCCAGCTCCATGCCGCCGTCCTGAATGATGAGCGCGTCGGGCTCGACCAGCAGGACTTCGCAATATTTGGTGATGACGGCCTGGTCTTCGATGATGAAGGGGATTTGCGAGCCCGGAGAGACGCCGACCAGGAACGGGTCACCGATCTCCATATATTCGGCATAGGTCGGCTCGCGCAGGACCACTTTCGTGACCACGCCATGACCGACGATCGGCTTGTCGAGCTTGATGATTTTGGTCCGGCCGGCTGGCTTGTTCTCGGTCATTGTCTCCTCGTGCGCGCTCGCGCGATTGCAGAGAGCCAGCGCGCGCTATTGCGTCGAATAAGTGCCGCCCTCGATCTTCAGCCCGTCGATCTCGCCGGTGGATAAGTTGTGCTTGGGCGTGCCGGTGAGCCGCGTATTGGTGAACAGGTGGGTGACGTTGTTGTCGATCTCGCGGATCGTGCAGTTGCCGATCTGCAGCAGCAGCCCCTTCCAATTGATATTGGCCGATATCCGGAGCTTGAACTCGGCACCCGGCTGTTTCGGCTTGAGCATATAGGCGGGACTGCCGTCCTGATTGGTCTTGACTTCGGCCGTATAGATTGCGGGATCGAGCATCACATCGGCGTCGGCGATCGGCGTCGACCAGCCGTTGAAGGTGAAGGTGACGCGGCCGCCGAATTGGTTCGGAACAGCAGTCATGGAGCTTTCTCCAATTCGCCCGCGCGCGAGCGGGTTGCGATAGCGCGTTCACGCGCGTGAACGCGCGGCTGCCGGCGCGAGTGCGCGGGCGTACTAAAAAGCTTTACGGATTTGCCAAGGCCGCCAGCGGCGCGCCGGACGGCGAATAGTATTGCAGGAACGCCGTCACATTGGCGGCAAAGATGCGCAGCCCAGCGACGAATTCGAGTGGCAGGTAGGAATCGCAGCGGCTCGGGTTGGTGGCGTTCTGCTGCACGACCAGGAACGTGGCGAAGCTCGCGGCATCCTGAGTGACGCCGAGCGCCACCAAGTCGGTATAGGCGTGAACTTCGACGGCCGCGACGTCGGCGGGCGTGACGATGGTCGCGACGTTGAAGGGATTTTCCGCCGCAAACGCCTTGCGGCCGAGCTGGGTCTGCACCTCGCTGCGCAGATAGCGCAGCGCGAACATGCCCTGTGCCATGGTCTCGGTGTCCATGAACGTCTGATCGGGCGCGTTGGCCGAATTGGTCTTGTAGGTGGTGACCATGCGGTTGATCACCACTTCACCGGACGAATTCACCGTGAAGCCGGCGATGCCGTAGCTATAGAGCGCCTGCAGGTCGGAATTCTGCCACCACTTGGTGCGATCGAATGGCGGCAGCACGCCTTGCAGCACGATGCCCTGCATCGGCACCGAGCATTGCGGCGCGGTGCCGAGGTTCTGCACCTCGGCGCCGCCGAGCGCGGCGGCCCATTCCCAGGGCGGGGTGCGGAACACCTGCGCGCCCATGATGGTTTCGTGCTGGTTGTTACGTCCGGAGCCGAGCGTAGTCTGGGTCGAGAGCGTGCCGGCCGCGACCGTGGTGTGATGGCCGTAGAGCTGCTGGAACGATGACCAGCGGCCGGATTGGTCGCTGAGGAATTCCTGGATGGCAGTGAGCGAGGTCGAGTCCGAATAGGGCGACGCGATCCAGTCAAACGGCATCGAGCCGCAATTGGCCAGCGGCGTGGTGAGCGTGGGAATGCCGGAGCCGCCGGACATCGGCGTGATGGTGGCGTTGGCCGATTGCAGCACATTTGGCTGATTGGTGACCAGCGCGACGCTGATATTGTTGCCGAGCGCGCCGATGTGGCGCGCGGTCAAATCCATTTTATTTGTCGTCGTGCCGTCGACGGTGGCGACAACCGGCAGATTAAGCGCATTGACCGCGGCGACCGCATTGGTCGCGATGGTGGGTGCGGTATCTGAGGCGTTCACCTGCCAAGTGACGAGCCGCCCCATCACCTCGATCAGCGCGGCGCCGGCGACGCCAGGCGCGGTGAAAAGAATGCTGCCGGTCGCGGCGGCGCCGGCGGGATCGGATAGTGGGAGCGCCCAGATTTCCTGGGTCGGCGCCTGCAACCGCGCAGTGTTGTACATGCCGACCAGCATGGAACCGAGGCCGAAGCGAGCGATCGCGTCGGCCGTGCTGGCAATCGGGCCATAGGGGACGCCGGGCGTCGCGTTTCCGGCCGAAGTCATCTGCCCGACCAGCAGCTCCTGTGTCTCGCCGGAATAGGGCGTGCCGCCGGAATTGAACTCGAACGAGGCGAAGGGGACGAGCGTGTTGCCCGGCACATTATTGAAAGGAACGGTGGTCATCGCGTGGCCTCGGCTTTTGCCGCCGACTTCGACGGCTTGGGATCAGGCTTCGGTTGCACCGGCGCCGGCGCGGGCTCGAGCGGCGGATTTATCTCGACCACGTCATCGTCGCGCAGCCGCGCCGCCCAATAGGAATTCAGCGGCTTCCATTCGCCGGTGGCGGCGAGCGGCCGGCCGCCCTGCTGCGGGTCCGGCACGACGCGCGCGATCGGCACCTTGGTGACCGGGTCCGTCATCGGCGCCGGCTTGATGAAGACGTTTTGCATTTTGGTGAGTCTCTCGTGCTCGCAGCAGCGAGTTGCGCTCAATCAGAGGGGTAAAGATCGTCCACTTCGCCGACGATGTTCGGCGTCGCCGGAATCGCGGCGCCGGGCAGATGCGCCTTGACGTTGAGCCCGACAGTCTCCAGCGGCACGCGCAGGGGCATTTGCGGGAAGGTCGGCTCCTGGATCAGGCCGTCGATCACGCGGCGGCCATAGGAATTCTCCGGCAGCATGCAGGCGACGGTCTTGAGCGGCTCTGGCAACAGAGCAAAACCCGTGAGCTGTTGCGCCGGCGCCGGATCATAGGCATCGTCGCCGTTGACCAGCACCTTCCAGGTGATGGTGCGTCGCGCCAGGCGCCGGCCTTCCTCCGAGGTGCGATGTACGGTCGAGCGGATGTTGGTCACGCGCGAGGCACACACCTTGCGGAAGATCAGGCCCGAAGGCGCGTAGAACAGCGTGAAATAGATTTGCGCGCTGATCAGATTGAGTGCCGCCTCGAGCTCGGCATCGGTCTCCGGCCATCCGACCGTGAAAATCTGGGGATCGGCATCGGCGGCGGCCTTTACCACCACCGAGCACTCGAAGATGAGGTCGATGCATAGCAGATAAGGCGGCCCGCCGCGTTTCTGGCCGGCCTCATGGCTGTCGTCGTCTTCCGCATAGATGACGATGATCGGCCGCTCTTCTTTCTCCTGCAGGTCCTCGAGTGGGTCGATGCGGCTGTCGTAAATGTGCTTCTTCGCCAGCGTCGGCCAGGGACCGTCGGCGAGCAGCGCCGGCGTCGGCCTTAAGCCTTCGATGGCGGCGAGTCGCAGCGCCAGGGATGACAGCATGATTGTTCCGGCCGATCAGGCCGCGGTTTTCTTCTCGCCCGCGGGCTGCTTCTCCGCGTCGATCTGCTGGTCGAGCGCGGCGACTTCGCGGTCGATGTGATCGTTGACGGTCTTTACGCCGGCGTCATGTGCGGCAGTGCGTTCGTCATGCCACTTCGAAAGGTGCTCGAGCTCGGCGGCGAGTGCAGCCTTCCTCGCGGCGACGTGATCGCCCGCTGCCTGCAAATTCTTCTCATGGATCGCCAGCTGCTTGGCTTTCCAATCGAGCAACCGCTGGCGCTCGCTTTGCAGCGTGTCGAGAACAGACATATTTTTGGTCCTTTTACTGCGGGCTCAATAGATTGAGGTCGACCTGCAGGCGGGTGCCGGCGGAAGGAAATTTCGGCTCGGCGATATGGAAGAGCTCGTCCGTCCTATGCCGGCGCAGGCGGTCGCCCTGCTGTGGCCGGTAGGGCAGCTGGTCCATATCGAAGTCGATCTGCGGCCGCGCCGAGGCGTGGCCGGGAAGCTCGGGCTTGACGCCCTGGCGGCGCGCCTCGGCCGAAAACGCGCGCGCGTAGGGCTTCAGATAGGCGCCGACGATTTCCTTCAGCACACGACCCGGATCGGGAGCGCCGCGGGCGTTGACGTCATCGTTTGCCGACGCCCAGGGTAGATACGTCCACCGCTCCGCATAGACGGCGTCGACGGAGCGAGAATGAGCCGCGAGCGCATCCTCGTACACGGTCATGTGCGAGCCGCTTTCGCATTGGCGGCGGCGAGCTCGAGCGCGTCCGCATAGAGACGCATCGCCGACAGCCCGTAAGTAAACGCGGCGAGCAGATAGCCGCGCGCCATCGCATCCTCGCGTAGCTTGCCGAAGATCTCCGCGTCGCCGACGATCTGGCGGACCGTGCGTTCGGCCATGTGATCAGTTTGAGCTGATGATCTGAACGAGAGCCTCGGGGCGGCGGCAGATCGGCAGCGGGTTCGACTCCGACTTGAGCTCGATGCCCTCGCCGTGATCCTTGATGTGAGGCGAAACGTAGATCTCGTTGCCCTTGGTGTTGACGAAGCGCAGATCGTGCGCCGGCGCGTTGTAGGTGCGGAACATCTTGCGCGTGCCGCGCGGATACGCGGTGCCGGTGTTGGCCGCCCAGAACGCCTGATTGGTCAGCGTCGTCGCCGACGGCGAGGTCTTTATCGGCGCGGTGCCGTAATATTCGCGGAACAGGATGCGACCGAACTGGAATTCGCGGCCCCACATATTGCCCTGGCTCTCCTTGCGCACCAGCATCGCCAGCATGATCGCCTGCTCGGCGTTCAGGTAGTATTGCAGCACGTTCGTATGAGTGACGAAGCGCTCGAAGAAGGTCGGATCGACAATCGCTTCGATGCCGGTCATCACCTCGCCGCGCAAGTTGGTGGTGATCGCTTGCCAGACCGCCGCGCACTTGGCGTTCATGTCGGTTGTGGGGGTGCCGAGCACAAAATCGACCTGCGTCGGCGAGACGCCGAACACGGTGTAGAGATTGAGCAGGTTCTGCGAATTGCCGTCGATCAGGTTGCCCTGCAGGGCCTGGCAACGCAGCCATTCGCGGGTGATGTCGTGATTGAACTTGATGTCCATCAGCCGCTTGGCGACTTCTTCTTCCACCGTGGTGAGGCGCTTCACGTCCTGCATCTGGATCAGGATGTCCTGGATGTCCTGAGGCGTGATCAGGTCGAGCTCGGGGAAGTGCGGCACCTCGACGAAGATCGTCTTGCTCGAGCGCGGCAGCGCCGGCGTGGAGGGCGCGCCGCGTTCCTTGGCCGGCAGCACGCGCAGGACGTGCTCCTCGTAGCGCATTTCGACGATGCGCGAGATTGAGCCCTCGCTCGGAAACAGGTCGAGCTCGGAGAGGAGCCCGTAAAGCGGCGGAATGACTTCGACCTGCTCGGTGAGCTGCGTATGGGTATAAGGAAAAATCAGACTGAGGTCTTCCACGGGACTCTCCGTTGTTGGAGCAGCTCGCTGCAATCAGCCGCGCGCGAGCGGGTTGGTGGTGGGCGGCGCGAGCGCGCGGGGCGCTTTAAGAAGGCCGGCAGATGACGTAATTGGCGGCGAGCTGCGCGAGCGCCGCGGCCTGCTGAGGCGATGTGATGCCGGCGGGCCAGATCAGATAATCGAGGAGGCCGACGACGAGCCGCTCGGCGAGCACCACGGCGGCGGTTGCGGCCGCCGGCACGGTCTGCGGCCTGACGACGATGCCGACGGCGACCGCGGAGCCATCGACGGCGGACGGATTGAGCGGCGTCACATTGCCGGAACCGGCCTGCACCGCGATGGAGAAGCCATCGCCGAGGACGAAGGCGGTGCCACCGGCGGTGATGGTGAAGCCGATCTGGTTGGAGAAGGCGGTGCCAGTCGTGCCCTCGCCGACAAACCCGCCGGAAGGATTGTAAAGGCTGAACTTGGTGGCCGCGTAGAACTCGCCGGTATAGGTGCCGGCTTGGCAGCCGGCTTTGGCGGTGACCGCGCCGCAGGTGCCGTTGCCGGTATTGCCGCCATTGGCGGCATAGCTGCCGGGCGGCACCGCGATGGTGAAGCTGTCGCCGGCGACAAAGGCGGTGCCACCGGCGGTGATGGTGAAGCCGAGCTGATTGGCGAAGGCGGTGCCGGTCGCGCCGGAGCCGACCAGCGCACCCTTCGGATCGTAGACATTGAACGCGGTCGCGGCGGTAAAGCTGACGGTGTAAGTGCCGACCTGCTCGCCGGTCTGCGCCGTCACCGTGCCGACGGTGCCGTTGCCGGTATTGCCGCCATTGGCGACCGCAGCCGCCGGCGTGCCGCCGCCGATGATAATGCGGCCCATGACGGTGCCAATATCGAGTAGGCCGCCAATCTGCGGATTTGGCGAGCTGGTCGACGCGCTGCCCTGATTGGCCGCGCAGTTCGGCGCCGCCGTCTCCTGCTCGAAGGAGATTTCCTCGGCGGCAAACCACTTGAGGAACGCCGTCTGCAGCGTTTGGCGGAATTTGGTCTCGGTGAACAGCGTCATGGCTGGCTCCAATGAGCCCGCGAGCGGGCGGGTTGGTGGGCGGCACGCGCGTGCGCGGGCCGGCGAGTTGCGTTATCTGCCCGCGGCGGCGAGCTTTGGCTTCTTGCCGATCTTCTCGAGCTGGTGGGCGACGGCGGCCGACAGGCCGGCAGCGCGATCGCGCTGGGCGCCGCTTTCGACGGCGTCGACCTTCGGCGCCGGCACCTTGCCGTCGAGCCGCGACGTCTTCTCCGGCGCCGCGACGGGCGCGGCCTTGAGCATCTCGATCGCCGCGGCCGGGGCGAGCTCGGTGCTGAAGGCCAGATGGTTGGCCAGGCCCTCGCGGCCCTTGGCTTCCGGCGCGTTGACGATCGCGGCAATGCGCGCTCGCTCGCCGGTCGCCGCAGCGACGGTGCCTTCCTTCTTGCCCTCGGTTTTCGCGTCGAGCAGCGCGGCGGCATGCTCCTCCTGGCTGAGGCCGATCTTGAGCGTGCCGGCCCCGATGCGCACCGTTGCGGTCCCGGATTCACGCGAGCCATCGGGCTCGGCAGCAGCAGCAATCGCGGCGAGGCCGCGGGAATTCGCGTCCATGATGTTCTCCAGGTTTTGAGAAGAGAAAAAGCTTCAGCGATTCACGCGCTGGACGAATTCGGCAAAGGCCATGCTCGGCCGCACCACGCCGTCGGCAAGTCCGGCCTCGACGGCGTCCTCGCCGCGGAAGACGCCGGCCTCCGTGGCGAGCGCAGCGCTCTTCGACAGCCGGCGGCCGCGATATCTGGCGACCGCCGTTGCGAACTGTTCGCGGCCCTCGTCGAGATCCGCCTGCCAGCGCGCGGCGACATCGGCGCCGAGCGGCTTGAACGGCGAGCCGTCGTCTTTGCGCGCGCCGGACGTCAACACGGTCACGCGCACGCCGTCATTCTCGATCGCGCGGGAAAAATCGACATGCATGGCGACGACGCCGATGGAGCCGGCATAGCCGTTCTCCGGCAGCACGATCTGCCGCGCCGCGGCGGCGAGCAGATAGCCGCCGGAGTGCGCGAAATCGGTGAGAATGGCGACCGTCGGCTTGACCGCCGAGAGCTCGGCGATCATGTCCGCGGTATCGAAGGCGCCGGCGGCCTCGCCGCCGAAGGAATCGACCTCGAAGACGACGCCGCGTACGCGCTCGTCGCGCGCCGCGCGCAGCACTTGCGTCTGGATGCCCTCGTAGGAGGTCTCGCCGGAATTGCTGTCGAGCCAGGCGCCCTTGTGTACCAGCGTGCCCTCGATCGCGATGACCGCGACCGGACCGAAGCGGGTCAGAATGTTGTCGCCGTAGCCCCTCGCCTCGATCGTCGTTCCCATCGGATCGCCGAGCCGGCCCATCTTTTCCGAAGGACGCCCGCCTGAGAAGGCGACGTGGTCGATTGCGGCCGGGCCGTCGATGACGAGCTGGCCATCAATGAGCCGGCCGCCCATGCCGGCAACGATGGCCACCGCCTTGCCGGCGTCGACCATCAGCGGCGTATTGAAGATGCGCGCGGCGATGCGGGGATGACGCAGGTTCATGCCGCTTGCTTCTCATTGGTGACGTCTTCCGGCGCCGGCGTTCCCTCGGGATCGTCGCTCGGATCGGTGGCGATGCGGCCGGGGGCGGAGATGGCGCGCATCAGGCCGCGCGCGGCGAGCTCGTCTTTCTCGATCGCCGCCTGGTCGAGCACGTCGAGCCAGTCCTCGCCGGCGAGCGCGCATTCCGCCTCGAGCGTGGACGTGAGCTGATCCATGCGGATGCCGGCGGCCTGCGCCTCCTTGACCGGATCGACGTAGCCGCGCGACGGGCCGATCCAGCGGGCGCACAGATAGGCGCCGGGCACATCCCAGAAATCCGGCGCGCCGGCGGGCGCGGTGATGTAGCGCTTGTCGAAGGCCTCTTCGATCACCGCGTAATAGACCGGCGCCACGACCTGCTCGACGAACGATGAGAACAGCGATTCGATGTGGCGCCAGACCTCATTGAGCGCCGCGCGCGCGGACGAATAATTCGTCTTGGTCCAGTCCATCGCCAGCTGCTCGTAGGACAGGCCGAGCGCGGAAGCGATGGCGCGCAGGAATGCCGTCTCGAAGGCGGCAAAAGCGGTAGTCTGGCGCGGCGCGGTATTGAGCTTGATCTCGTCGCCGATCGGCAACACCGGGATGCGAACGCCGTTGAGCCGCGCCGGATTCTGCCGCCAGTAAAGGTGCCGCTTGTCGGCGAAGGTGGTGGCCTGTGGCGTGAACGCCTGCGTCGCGTCGGCGACCGGCAGGTTGGAATGTACGAAGGCGGCGAACAGCGCATTCGTCGTCGCAGTGGCAATCTCGGTCTCGGCAAACTTGCCGATCATGCGCAAGCCGGTCATCAGCGCCGCGAACGGCGTGATGGCGCGCGACTGATCCTCGCGGTCCGGCTCCATGGCGTGGATGAAAACCGGGCGGCCATCCTCGGTGGTGCGCGGGATGGTGGTCCACTTCAGGAGCTGGGCGAAGCGGAACCAGTCGGAGGGATGACCGTTGCGGACGTGATAGGCGGTCGGGACGCCGTCGTCGTCATAGGAAATGCCGCCGCGCAGCCAGAGCGTGTCGGCCTGGCCGAGCGGATTGCTGAGCCGGTCGGGATCGATCACGCGCAGGCAGGTGGCATAGCGTGCTGCCGGATGCGGTTTCCAGGTCAGGTAAGCGGTCGACTCGCCGCGGCGCACCGTCGTACGCGCCTGCAGGCGGAACAGCGTGTTGAGCGAATAGCGCCGCTGTGCGTCGGCGAAGCGCCGCGGATCGTTGGCGAACAGCGCCCACTCGCTCTTGAGCGAGGCGGCGAGTTTTTTGATGATGTCGCGGCCGGAGCGGTTTGCGGTATCGACGCCGAGCGCGTGGGCATCGGGCCGCGGCGCCAGCCGGATGCCGGCGCCGACCAGCATGTCGACCAGCCGCATGATGCCGGCGGCGGCATGCGGATTGTTGCGCGCGAGATCGTCGGCGCGACTGTTGGCCCAGACGCGGTCATAGAGGGTCGCGCTCTCGGCCGAGGTGAGCGGCGGCCGCCAGGCGTAGGTTTCCTGATAATCGAGGCTGGCGCCCTTGTAGACCGCGGGGAAGGCACCCTCGGGGCGCTCGGTGGTCTCGGTGGGGCCCCACAGCGTGTCGATGCGCGCGCGTGCCCGCGCCCAAAAACTCAGGCCCGAGGGCTGGATCGGAGCAGGCGAAGCACTCACCGGTCTCTAACTCCCGCTGACCAGTTCGCCATGCTCGTCGTAACTGCGGCTGACGACGGCGAGACCTGCGCGCGCCGGCGACGCGTAATCCACTTTCGCCAGATCCGCGGCGAGCTGCGCGGCCGGCGTGCCGAACGCTTGGGCGAGCGGCACGATTTCCAGCGATGCTTTTGCGCCGCGCGCGAGCGCACGCCGTTCTTTGCGCGTCATTTCAAAACACCACGTTGATCGCGCCGCGGCGCCGGTCGCGGCCGTGAAGCTGGTCGCGCAGCAGATCGACGTAAGCGCGCAGCTCGTTGATCTTCGGCGGGGTAAACTCGGTCGATGACCCGTCGCTCAAGCGCACGCTGACGAACGCCTCGCCGATCTGCAGCCGGTGCAGTGCGTTCTCGGCCTGGCGCAGGCGCTCGACGATCTCCGGAGTGAACGTCATCGCTCACAGCCCCTTGTTCAATGACGCGAGCTGCTCGAAATAGCTTTTTTGTTCGCCCGCGTTTGCCGCCGGCGCCGGCGCCTCCACCGGCAGCTCCTCGGCGCTCACGCCCCGCGCGATCGCGCGCGCAGCCCAATCGTCGGCCTTGAAGCTCGTGAAATAGGCGTGCGCGCCGGCGATGTTGCCGACGCGGCAGTCGAGGAAGTGATTGTCGCGGTGCGGCCGCTGCTTCCAAGTCTTGCGCTTGCGGCCGCGGAACACACCGTCCTCGAGATATTCCGAGGTGATCTGCTTGAAGTAGTTCTCGTCGAGGAAGCGGCCGAAGTGGCAGAAGCCCGGTGGGAACGTGAGGCCGGCGCCGTCGGCGATCGGCATCAGCGCCGCATAGGTATAGAATTTCGACTTCAGCGGCCAGGTGCCCATCAGGCGGAGCTTGGCGCCGCCTTTGATCTTGCGGCCGCGGTAATCGATGTCCTGGTCGGTGGCGATCCCGAGCGGCACTTTCGACCAGCCGTCGTCGCCCTTGGTCGCCCTGGTGCCGGGATGCCGCCGCGTCCACTCGTAGACGACGTCGGTGCGATAGCCGGAGTCGATCAGGAACTCGTCGGCGCGGAATTTGCGGCCGTTGGTGTCGGGCCACTCGCGCTCGTAGAGCTTTGTGAGCTCGGCGAAGGCGCCGGCGTCGACTTCGGTGGTCGAGCCGTCGAGATAATCGGCGAAGATGGTCCAGCTCTGCTGATCGGGTGCGAACGCCACCACCTCGACATAGATGCCGCGCATCTGCACGTCGGCCGAGACGTTGACGAGGAGCGCACCGGGCGGAATCACCTCGGGCGGATAATCCTCGCGCCGCTGCATCAGCAGCTCGTAGTCCGGTGCATCGACGGCGACGTTGAAGGGTAAGCCCAGCGTGAGATTCCAGAAGGTCTTCAGCTTGGCCGGGTCGTTGCCGGCGGCGACGTAATCCGCGGCGATGCCGTCCCAGGTGGAGAACGGCGCCGAGAGCTCATCGAAGTGATAGGACGGATATTTGCCCGGGCCCGGCGCGGTCGCAACCCATCGGCCGGTGCGGTAGACGGCGACCTTCTGCGCGCTCTCGATGACGCCGCCGCAGCATCGCGCGACGTAATAGGCCTGGTGCGGGAAGGTCTTCTTGAATTTGAGCCCGTGCGTCGTCGGATCATAAGGCGCATTCCACTCCAGCACGATGCGCTCTTTGCAGTGCGGGCAGTCGACGTGCCAGCGGCGCTGGTCGCCGGCGGCGTGTTTTTCCTCGATCTTCGAGGCGTCCTGGATGACCGGCGTCGAGACGTAGGCGCGTTTCCAGGTGCCCGAGGCCTTGAACGATTTTTGCCCGCGGGCGACCAGCGAGAGCGGATCGCCCTGGCCGTCGAGGTCATCCTCGTATTCGTCGACCTCGTCGCACAGCGCCTTCTTCGCCGTCAGCATGCGCAGGTTTGCCGGCGAGGAGGCGAGCAGCAGCGACAACGAGCCGCGCGGAAATCTCTTTTCGTAGGTGGTCGAGCCGGCGGCCGAGCGCGACGACTGCGGATAGACCTTGTCGCGGAGCGGCGCGGTCAGTTCGATCATGCGGCCGAGCTTGATCGAATTGAACTTGCGCAGCGCCACGTCGGTGGGCTGCACCACCACCATGTCGCAAGGGTCGCGGTCGATCGAATGGCCAATGGCGCATAAGAGCATGGTGGTGAAGGCGGTCTGTCCCGACTTCATCACCGCGATTTCGTTGACCGGCGCGTCCGGCCCGAGCATGTCCAGCGGCTCGACAATGTGCGGCGTGCGGCGCAGGTCGATCTTCTCGCCGGCATATTCGCCGTCCGGCAGCACCGCAAATTCGGCCGCCCAGGCCGATGGCGCGATCGGCGCCGCCGGCGCGAAGTGGGCGGCGAGCGTGCCGCCGACGATGGCGCGCGCCGAGTGGATGTATTCGAGCCTCATGGCGCCTGGTCGGCCTGGTCCGCCTCGTCCGGCAGATCCGCGGCGAGCGGTCCGGCGGCTTCCTCGGCTTTGCCCTGTGTCTCGAGCTTGGCGAAGGCCTCGGCCAGGCCGGTGCGCAATTCGAAGGCGATTGTCTTGAGCAGTGCGCGGGCGCCGGCTTCGCCGTTGGCGCCGACGGCTTCCGTCAGATCCGCGGAGCGCAGCGGCAACCGGTCGATTAGCTGCACCGCCGCGTCGCCCGCGGCGCGCAAGGCGGCGATGACATCGGCGATCGGCACGATCAGGCCGCGGCGCTCGGCGAGGTCGAGCTTCTTCAGCTCGGCCTCGTAATGGATTTTCTGCAGCTGCGCGCCACTGAGCGTCGGCTCGGCGCCGGACGGCGCCGCCGTTGCGCCGGGCTGCGGCTTTGTTGCGCCCGCGGGCGACTCCGGCGCGCGGAAGTGGCGCGCGGTGGCGGCCGCCTGCACCTTCACCGGGTCGGCGATCTCGCCGAGCGCGCGGGCGAACGCGGCCGGGTCGATCAGCTTCTCGCCGCGCTCGCCTTCACGCGTCTCGAGCTTGCCGGCGGCGACCAGCTTTTTGACCTGGCGCGAGATCAGCGCCTTGTCGCGTTTCCGCGTCCGCGCCAATTCCGACAGCGACAAGAGCTGCGGCGCAGCGGCGGCCGTCGCCGGTCCAGCGACTGTCACCGTTGACACCGTTGACCGTTGACCCAGGATTTTTAGAGATCAGCTAGGGCTTTTTCGAGCTGCCGCGCTAGCGCGGGGGGTACCCCGCCAGGAAGGACCCGCCGCCCTCGGCCGGTTGCGCCGCCGGATGGTTCAGACATCACTTTTGATGGTTTAAATATGACTTTTGATGACTGAGACATCACCTGGGGCGACCATCCTGCCGCGGATGTGGTTCCGGTAGCGCGGATCAGCCACGCGGAGCGAAACCTGAGAGCAATGCGCCGAGCTCGCGCTCGGCCGCGATCGGCAACTCGGCGGCGACGGTCGACTCGAAGGTCGTCTTCACATCATCCTTGAGCAGCTCGCGCGGAATGGCCGGCCCGAATAGCTCTCTGATCGGCAATCGGCCGACACGCGACCCTCCGTGCACTTCACGGACGAAGACATGGCCGCCGAGGGTAGTCCCTATAAACGCGTGCGCAAACACGCGTCGCGTGCCCCACGGCGCCGCCGAGACGCCATCCTTGCGCTGGCGCGCCGAAAATGCCGAGAGCGGCAGGAAGCCGCCGAAGCCGACGATGCGGTAGGCGAGCTCGCCATAATTGGCGCGCCTGATCTTCAGCGCGCGGCGCACCGTGCCATACTTCGCGCCGGTTTGCTTGACCAGCGCGCGCACGACTTTGGTGCGCGCCTTGTCGCCGACGCGATTGATGGCGCGGCGCATGATGTGCGGCGCCTGATTGCCGACTGTGCGCAGCCGCTGCGCCATCTCCTCGAAGTCGGCGCGAATGTCGAGCGTGAACAGTCCGAAATCATGAGAAGCTTTCACCGCCGCGCCGTCATCCTGTGCGCCAGCGCTACGCGTGCGAGCTGCGCTCGCTGCGCGATCGCGCGCGCGTCTTCCAGCGCCGATCGGCCGACAAACGCGACTTCGCGCTTGAGCGTTTCGACGTCGCCGCGGAATGCGGCGCCGGCGGCGATGACGATCGCCTGTTTGCGCTCGGCGCAGCCGCAGCCCATCAGGCAATTCCTTTAGAGAAGGCCGATTGGGTGTCGATAGAGAAGGCCCATGGGTGTTGATGGCACGGATCGATGATGGTGTGCGTGTAGTCAGGATCGGTAATGCCCAATTCAGCTCTCGCTTTCGCGTGAGTCATCCATTCGGTTTCCGGCGAGGCTGGAAGGCGAGCAATGGCAGCCGCTGCAACAAGTGCGGCAGCCCCGGGCAATAGTGATTGTATGAATTTTCGGCGCGCGATCATCAGCTCCTCCTTTTCGTGGAGGGTATATAGCACGATTTCAGCGCGGCGAAATCAGCAGTTCGTGAATCTTTTTCACGCCTTTTTGGATGCTGCGCCGCGCCGCACGATAGGTCGCCGATGGCCGCGGTTGTTTGCTGCTCATAGAAAATCCTTCCCGGCGTGATCCTTGAACAGCCCGGCGCGACGGTCGTAGGCGCGCAGCGTGTCGACGTCGCGATGCCGCGTGACACGCATCACCGAGAAGAAGTCGGCGCCGCGCTCGAGCGCCGAGGTAACAAACCCCGCGCGCATCGAATGTCCGGAATAGATTGCATCATCAAATCCGGCGGCCGCCGCGTAATGCTTGACGATGGTCGCCACCGAGCGGTCGGTGAGCCGGCCACCGATTCGATTGCCTTTGTCGATTGAGCGGAAAACCGGGCCCTCGGCGATCGCTGCGGCCTCGAGCCATTCCTTCAGCGCCGCGACGGGCTTAAGCTTCTTGCCGTTCGGTATGGCGATCTGGGCGCCGGCGCCTTCTTGGTCGGTCTTCGAGACGCGCACGTGCACGATGACGCCGCGCTCGACGAATTCGAGATCGGCGACGTCGAGCGCGACCAGCTCGCTTCGACGCAACGCGGCTGCGAAACCGAGCAACAGCAGCGCCCGATCGCGGAGAGCGCGAAGGTCCGGCGCCGGTTGATCAGCTGATGATGATTCCGAAATCAGTGATTTAGGAATACGAGATCGCCGCGGCGCAAGCATCCGCGAAAGGCTCTGCGCCGTCGCCGGCGCCTTGCGCGTCACGGCGACACCGATCTTGCGGCGGATGCCCGAGAGCACCGCGCGGACCGTCTCAGCATCGCTGGGCGGGACTAAGCCTTTGAGTTTGTGAGCATACGCTACCGCAGCCAGGCGCCGCCTGATCGTCGAGACTTTTTTCCCGGCGTCGGCAAGCTGCGCGAGGTAAGTAGCGAGAGTCGTCGGCGCCGCTGGCAGCGGACATAGGCCAACGCCGTCGCACCATCGGGCGAAATCCGCCCAATCAGCACGATAAGCGCGTCGCGTGGCCTCAGATTTGGAAGCTGCGGCATAATCGCTCGCCGATTGCAGCGCGTCGGTTAGCGCCGGATTGGTTGATCGCCGAGCCAGTACGTCCGTGGTCTCGGCGACCAGGACCGGCCGATCGGTGACGACCGGCAGATCCGTAGGGGTCATGGGGCCAGCCCCCATTCAGCTTGGGGTTAACCCCAAATTCGAATTGGGTTCACAACAGATCCGTTGTGTCGCCGTAGCCGCGGCTGACTTCATTTTTTCAGTCAATATATTGACGGAGAAAATGAAGTAGGACGATCTAGTCCGCGTGCTCGTGCAGGACGAGGACGCCTGTGTTGATGCAAAGCGTTTCCTTCGCACCATCAGGGCGGCGCCCTTCGAGGCTCTCGACGCTCACATTGCAATAGTCTGCCGTGCCTTCGCTCAGTTGGGTAATGCGGCCCGGCAGCAGGACAACGTCGCCAACCTTCAAGGGCGTTCCGTTTCGATCGTGCATTTCGGTCTCTCCGTTGTGTCGCCGTAGCCGAGGGCTGCAAGCTGAACGCGCCGCTCAATTGAACCATCGATTAGACGCCGCCATATTCGCCTTCGGCGTAGGGCCAATCGGGCAACGGCACTGTCTTACCGGCAAGCGCGTGCGGGCTGTCAGTGCAGAATTCGATGTTCCCGCCGCGGACGAAATGATGGCAGAGTGTTTTACCATTGGACGAGACGCGGATGCTCGGCGAGAAGGTCGGCGCGTCCACATTGCCGTCCCATGTCCACGTCGCGCCGCCGCCTTCGATGTAGATCACGGTGCAGTCGTCGCAGCCGGGGCACCAATAGGCCAACGCCCGATAGGCAGCGCCGGCCTCGGTCTTGCCCTCGATGCTGCGAAGCTTCGCGCTCAAGCGGGCCATGAGCGTTGACTCCGCGATCAACAGAGACCGTTGATTGCTTCCGGGAAGCGGCCGTTATCGGAAGCAAAAAGACCGCATTTCCTCGGCCGCGATCGCGAAAATGCCCTGCAGCACGGCGAAGCAGGCGGTGACCCAGAGCACTATCATGTTTGTTTGTCCGCGAGCATCCGTCGCCGCTGGATCGGAATGATGCGGCCTTTGCTGCAGATCGCGGCGATTCCGCTGTCGCGCTGCGGCGATCTAAAAGACGTCGGCGACGTCGATTGAAAGCCCATGCGCCTTTGCAGGCCGAGGACGAATTGATCGAGCGCGTCTTTTTGTTCGAGAAATAGCCCCGGCCGCTGATTGAGCGGCGGCGACAGAAAATGGATCATGTTGCGCAACTCGTCGAGCGCACGCTCGAGCTCGGACGCGGTGAGCGCTTTTGTGGCGACGCGCGTCACACGGGCCGGCTCCCCATCAAAAAACGCGAAACCCGCCGCGGCGCGTCGGCGCCGGGCGGGCTCAGAACCTTTTTCAGGCCTCGCTACGTTGTCAAGCTTTTGCCCCCGAGTCAAATCGTCCATGGCCGCTTTGAATCCTTTGCTCTTTTTGGCCGCCGGAGCGCGCGCGCACGCTGCGGCCGGAGCGGCAAAGGTCTTTGCCGGGCAACGGCATACGACCAAACAGCGCGTTTTTTCTGTTCCGCGAGCCAAGGAGCTGCCGGCGCCGCCGGTGGCAGTGCCTCGTGCTCCGTAAGGTTAAGCGTTTGCGTGAGACTGCCGAGCGCGCGATGCCAGAGGTGATAATCGGCGCGGCCGAGCACGATCTCCGCCGGCGATGGCGCCCAGCGCAGCGGGCAATAGCAGCCGGCGGAATAGAGATTTTTGCCGCGGCATTCGCCGACGATCATCGATCCGCGCCGGCCGGGAATCTGATATGGCCGCGGCGTTCCACTTTTCCATTTCGGCCGCGTGCCCATGACTGCATGCGTGATGACGAGCGCAGTGACGTTGATGGTGGAGACGAAGAGCACGTCGCGCGGCCGCATCTGCGGCGGTGTCGCGTCCTTGTCGTAATAGCCGGCTTCGGCCGTGCGGCCCCGTACGCGCCCTCTCGGCCGCGGCATCACATCGTTGACGCTGACCAGCGCCCGCAGCTCGCCGACGATGATGTCAAAATCCTGCTCGATCGAGATCTTGCCGAGCGCATTGACGGCTCGCTCGATTTCCTCGGCGTCGGGATGAGGCAGGCCGAATTGCGCGTAACGTTGCGCACCGCCGCCGGCAAAGTTGCTTTCATCCGGATTGATGCCGCCGAGCGAGCCATATTGCGAAAGCCGATCCCAGATGCCTTCGGCCGCCGATGTCTGCCGCTTGCTGAGCTCGTCGAGGTAGGCCCAGCGGATGAGCTCCTCGATATCAACTTTTTTTCGCTGCGCACCGCCGGGCGCCCCCGCGTCTTTTTGTTTTCTGACGCGGTTGGCGCCGTCCGGCACGCTCATTGACGCTCCCCGAATGCGAAGTGCCGGCGCGGGACGGAATTGGGAGGAGGCTTTTCGGAAGGAACCTGCCCCGCGCCGGTATAGAATTACGCCACGCGCGCCAGCCTCATGCTGTCGAACGTGTGACCTTGCAGCTTCTGCATGAGCCAATCGGCGGCGCGCGCGACGGCCTCGTCGAGGCCCGGCTTCGCTTTGAGATCGGCGATGATGGCGATGTACGCGCGCTGCTCGACGCGCGACAAGCCGAAAATGCACGGCATGGCAGCGTCCCCAACGCTGCCTCCTCTCCGGGCGCCATGATGCCGAAATCTCCGCGCACTGTCAGGCGCCGGCGCGAATCGCGGTTAATGGATTTTCCCATCGCTATCGCAACGGCCGCCCGGGCCGACTGCGCTCAGACCACCTCTTCCTGTCGAGATAGCCCAGCGCGCGGCGCAGAAAAGGAAGTGCCTCGACATTCAGCATCGCGTACCCCTCGTGATCGTCCGTGCAGATTACGAGCCATTTGTCGTCGCAGCTCACGCGGGCGACCGGACCATGATAGGGATATTCTTCGTTGGACAAATCACTCGCGCCGACGAGCCAGTCGTTGCCGTCCGCCTTTAAAAATCCCCGTGTCATGCCACCACCGCTGGCGCCATGATCGCCTGGGTGATCGACAGTGCGGCGCCGGTGACGATCTCGTAGTGCTCGTAGCGGTCCGGCCGCGATGCCTTGGTGAGCCTCCCGGAAAAATTCTCCTTCGGCAGCTTGCGCACGCCACCGGCGATGGCGATCAGGAACCGCTTGGTCTGCTCGAAGACGATGCGGCGCGCCTCGAGCTCGGAACCGTTGAACGCGCGGATCTCGACGACGGCATCCTCACCCACGTCGACCCGCGCCTGGTGAATACAATTGATCCAGCGTCCGGGCCCGACCGTCAGCTGCAGGGCCGGCGGCAGGCGAAAGCGGAAGGTGAGGTCGGCGGTGAAGCCGACCAGACGTTGCGCGCTGGAAATCGAGGCTTCCATGCGCCGCAGAATCGGCGCCAATCCTGACGTTTTTATTAAGACTTTCCGGAGGTTCCCGGCTCTGGCTCGCTCGATATGGCAACCGGCTCGACCTGTTCGATCTTGACCAGCACGGCCGACCAGCGCGGCCACCATTTGGCGAAGGTCACCTCGACAAGTCCTTCCGCTGCAAAGACTTTATGGACGCGCCCATGCACGAGCACCTCGTCGCCCTCGCGAATCGCGGCCGCCATCGGTTTCCCTCACCGGGCGCGACGTTACCGCAGCCGCATTGGCAATGCTATGACAAATCCGTGGCTTAGCGCAGCGCCTTAACCCACCATCATAGCCCCGCGTCGGAACCACCGATCTGCTCGGCGAATCGCCGGATCTCGCGTTCCAGCGCCTCGGCTGCGGTCGCGACATCGTTGAGCCGGGCGAAGAAGCGGCGGTAGGCCTCGGCCAGCGCCGGCTTGCCCTCGATCGCCGCTAAGAGCTCGCCGCTCCGCTCTAACGCTGCGGCGCCGCGCTCGCGCTCGGCTGCAATGCGTTCGCGCAGCGTCAGCTGCGAGGACGGCTTCGCCTGCCGCGTCGCCCGGGAAAACTCAGCCATGGCCTCCTCTTCGCTTGCGGCCGTCTTCTAGCCGCGTCAGCGCGACGGCGAGCTCGCCCGTGGGCTGTTCGGCCGCCTGGTCCGCACGCACCTTCGACGGATTCGGCGGCATCAGCGGCAGCTGTAGGCCGGCCACGCGGCTGATGTGGCGGCGGATCTGGTCGACGATGAGATTGTGGAAGCGCGCGGCCACATAATCGGCCTTGTCGGCCGCCGCGATGATCTCGGCGAGTGCCGCATGGTCGCCGGAAACGTCCCGCAGCCACCTCTCGAGTCGCGTATCCGCCAGCGTCGCGTTGACATCGAGCCGCTCGATGACGATGCGCTTGCCTTGTGTGCAAAGCCAAAGCTCGGCTTTGATCTGTGGATCGATCGCGACTGCGCCGGCCTGTCCTTCGGACAGCCCTGGCGACTCGCTGCTCGCGGCGGCGGCAACGTTGTCCACAGAATTGCCGGTCTTAGAAACTGTCTGATCTGATCTGGTCGTGACTGTCACGGTGTCACAACGCGACAGCACCTCCTCGGTGGATAACTGCAGAATATCACGCAGCTCAGCGCGCCAATCGTCGAGCCCCCAGCGCGCGCGCTCCTTCAGCGCGTAAAGTTTTGTCTCCCGCAAACGGCGCTCGACCTCGTCGATGAAGCCGAGCCGAGCTTGCCGCGCGATCTCGGTTAGCGCCTTCTTGAAAGCGCGCGATCGCGCCTGCCGTTGCGCCGACGTGGCATCCTCGGTGTCGGGGTTGCGGGCCCAGAAATCGACGATGAAATCCTGGTCGATCCAGCCGATTTCCGGCGTTTCCAGCTCGGCGTAGATGCGCGCCAGGACGTCCTCGTTCGGCAGGCTCCAATGCGCAGCGAGCGCCTCGATCGAGAAGCCCTCGACCGAGCCGCGCGGCGTATTCTGATTGGCAAAATCATCGAGGCGGTCGATGAAGGCCTCGACCACCGGCAGCATTGCACCGACGCGGCGCGCCACCAGGCGGAGCCGCTTGTCGTCGGCGTGCATGTACGGGCCGGCGTTGAACTTCCGCCGCCAGCTGAACCGCCGCATCCGCAGTTTCTTTTCCGCCGCGGCCGCCACGTCGGCGAGCCGCTGCATGGTGCGGTTGACGTTCATGGAGGCACTCCGACCGGCCACGGTCTTAGCCCTGCCGGTGGGCGGACTGACGCAACGGCGAAACGCAACAGCGCCCTCGGCGCACGCCACAGAGGCTCATTCCCCAACGCAACAAGAAAACGCGACGAACAAAAATCGGTGCGGCGCGGCGCGCTCATGCGGCGTCTCGCACCGGGGCATTCAGCGTGACCACCGGATCGAACTTGCCGGCTTCGAGTCCCCAGGTGTCCCAGCCCGGCCGTGATTGCCTCGAGAACAGCTCGACACGGAAGGCGTCCGGCATGCATCGCTCGCACAATTCGAAAGCCTCATCTGGCTTGCGCGAGTGCTCGCGCGCTATCCCGTCGAAACTCGACAGGAACGCCTTATGTTTGGGACTTCCGATGCTGCCGAGCAGCACAGGCTCGCTCATCGAACGGACGCGATAGCCGGTGCCCATGCGCGGCCTGCCGCGCCGCGTCACCTTCCGCCACTGCATCAAGCCGGTCCAGGTGAAGCCCCACTCGCTCATGACCCAAATCGCGTGGGGCACCATCGGCGAGATCGCCCACAGCCATAGCAGACAGTCGCCGCGGACGAGGTGGCCGACCGGCAGCGCGGCGATGTCGCACAGCGACATTGCACCGTAGTGTTTGGCGTAGCTCTTGCTCTCGCCCTTCTCCGAGCGCAGCTCGTAGGGCCACGGCGGGTCGGCCATGATCAGCGTGTAGGAAAACTCCTTCAACGCGCCGAACGGCCAGTTGCTCACGCCGCCCTCCGCTGGCGCGCGCGCAGCGCCTCGAAATCGCGCCGCTCGACGGCGTTGAGCCAAGCGACGAGCTCGTCGGCCGATAGCTTGTGCGCGGCGATCGCTTCGGCTTGCGTGATCACGCCGCCGCGGATTGCCATGCATAGATACAGCTTGCGGTTTGCCGTCCAGCGCCTGACCGGCGTCAGCACGAGGCGGCGCATCATCGCGCCGCGCAGCCGCCGGCGCTCCTCGCGCGATCGCGCGGCGGCGGTGCTCATGCCACCTCTCTGCGCTTGCGCTGCTGCAGCGCCGTCAACGCCGCGACGAGCTTGATGGCGCGGCCGGCGAGTGCCTGTGTGCGCTGCAGCGCCAAATTCAAGATCGCCAGCTTGTGCTCGATCAGCGCGGCATCCTGGTCGTGCTCCGCCAAGCCCGACTGGTCGAGGATGTCATTGAGCGCGCGGATCGCTTCGGCCCGTTGCGCCCTGATCGTCTCGAGCGGCAGCGTAAGTCCGACCGCCCAATCGGGCGCGCTGGTCGCCGCCGCATCAACCAAGTCTGCCCCCCCCGGTTGTGAAGGTTCGCCCGTCTCGCTCTGCGCGAGTGGCGCCGACAAATCCGGCGGCCGTTCGTCGGCGGGCAGCGCGTAGCGGGCGTTCGGGCCGCTCATTCGAGCATCCCCAAGGCGTGCATGTAGGTTTCGAGGACGGCTTCCTCTTCCCTACGCTCATTGATGTCCTGGCCGCGCAGCCGCACCACCGTCCGCAGCGCCTTGGCGTTGAAGCCGTTGCCCTTGGCCTCGCGGTAGATGTCGGCAATGTCGTCACCGATCGCCTTCTTCTCCTCCTGCATGCGCTCGATGCGCTCGACGAAGGCTTTCAGGTGATCTTTGGCGAAGGTAGGGGCATCCATCAGAACAGCCCCTCGATCGCGGCGAGCAGGCTCTGCACCGTCGGCGGCGGCCCGAAGGTGACGGTGGCGAGCGCGAAGACGATGGCCAGCGCCAGCGCGGTTGCGACGAGCGCTATCGCGATCGCATATGGCACGTCGCGCCAGCAGAATCCCCGATCATCCTCGCGCGCGCGCGCGAGGGGCTCGCGGTCTGATAGATGCCCAAGCCCGAAATACTGCCCCATGGCGTTGCCCGTTGCGAAGCTGAAAAATCACGCGCGGAACGCCACTTATCCACAACCGCACTTCACGACTCGGGACGTATCCGGCTAAGCCGGCACATGGCCCGGCTGCAAGCGACCGGCATTCCTTGGTATCGCCCGCAGGATTACTCGCGCATTCTCGCGATCATGGAGGATGCCCACCTGCTCCCGCCCACCTATGAGATTTGGCGCGAAAAGGCCGAGCGCCTCGAGCGCGACATCAAGCGCAGCGGACAGGTCGTCGTTCGCGCCGTAATCGATCCGGAGGAGTTCCTCGTCTTCTGCGCCGCTCGCCATCTGCACGTCGACGCCAAGGCACGCGTCGCGTTTGCCAATCAGGCCACCCTCCGCGCCGTCGCAAAGCCGGACTGAGATCGCCAACGCCGTTCCGTCCATCGACTTCTCCACATTCGTCCATAGGCTAAGCCGCGGACCGGATTCGACTCTCCCGCCGGCGCCGCGCACGATGCCGGCGCGGCGAAACTCGAAGGCCCCGGAGGGCTACGCAAACCGAACAGAAAAGACCTACGCGGCGCGCGACTTCGCGGCCTTCCCATGCGCTGATGCGCTCCCGGGCTTGGCAAAAAAATCGGCGAGACGCAGCGCAATGCCGCGCTCCTTGGCGTGCTCAAGCAGCGGCCGAATATGCCGCTGCGGAATTTCGCCCCCTGTTCCTCCCGACGCGCGCGACCGCTGCCAGCTGGAGACGCGCGTCCGGTGAAGGTTGAGCAACGCGGCGACCGCCGAAGGACCGCCGAGCTTCTTGATGATCCTCTGTGCTGGTTCCATGCGGGCCGGCACTGTAGCGATTTTCGCTACCAAGGCAAGCCCTCCCGTTGCGATTTACGCCACAGACGGACGTAGCGCTTAACGCTACGCTTGCTATGATGTCCGCAAATGCACTTTCCCGGTGGGTGACACAGGCGCTCGCTCATGCCGGAAATATGGGCCAATCCGAGCTTTCCCGGCGTGTGCATAGGAAACTGCGCCGCGTCGACGAAGACCGCTCCATCATCAATAAGGTGATCAAAGGAAAGCGGGAACTGAGCGGGCTGGAGATGCTCGCGGTGGAAGAGATTACCGGCTTTCCGGCGCCGACTCGATCGTCAGAGCGAATCACCCTGGTACCTCTCATATCCTGGGTGAGCGCGGGCTCCCTCGCCGATGCCAGCACCCAAGTGCCCGTCGAGGATGTGCCACTGCTCGCATTCGCCGACCTCGGAAGAGGCAATTTCTTCGCGCTGCGCGTGGAAGGCGATTCAATGAACCGGGTTTCTCCGGACCAGTCGGTCATCATTGTGAACCGACACGATCGGGAGCTGCATCCCGATCGCTTCTATGTGTTTGCGGTCCGCGGCGAGACGACTTACAAACGCTGGCATGCATCGCCGCCTTATCTCGCGCCGTGTTCGACCAACCCGATGCACGAGCCAATCTTTCTCAATCGCAGCAAGGATGCTGAGGTGATTGGCCGGGTTCGCCGCAGCGTGCTCGATTTGTAGGAGGAGAGAGATGTGGAAAACCGTTGCCACCGTATGCTGCCTGGCGGGTTGCGGCTTTGCCGTCAGCTGGCCAGCACAATCGCAACCGGTCACCTTTGAAATAATTGGCCGTGTGCCCGGCTGCCACGATGCTGAACTCTTTGACAAGATTACAACTTTCATGGCCCAGAAGGATTTCGAAGCCGCAAATAAATTGTTTTTTCTGGCCCTGGCGTCTGGCAATTGCCGATGGCTGGAGGCCGGCCAACGCGTGGTCATCCAAGAAAGTCATTTTTTCGGCCACCATTGCGTTCGCATCCCTGGCGAAACGGAATGCTGGTACACGCTCAATGGCGCCATTAAGTAGCGTGTAGCGAAATTCACTACGTCACACTTGACGCCGTAGCGCTAATCGCTACAGTAGCCCCCATCGCCCGATTCCCCGGGCGCATGGGAGAGCGCGGTGGCGTCGAGCGGGCAAGCCGAGAGTGATCAGGCGCGGATCGACGCTCTGGCCGATCAGGCGCGCCGCAATGTGCTGGCCGAATTGCCGCGCGATCGCGAAGCCGAACTGCCGCGCAAGCGCGCCGAGCCATCGTACGCCGGCGCCAGGCCGGTGCTCACGCGCATGCTGCCGGCCGGCCGCACCAATCCCGACGGCACCATGATGCTGTCGTTCGAGGACCCCGACGGCTGGATCTTCACGTTCCGCCTGCCGGTCGGGGAAATCCGCACCATGACGCGGTGCCTCGGCCAGGCACTCGAAGCCTACGACCGCGCCCGGCGCCAAGCGGAAAGCTCTTCGGGCACGCCGAGCAATGACGGATCGCCGACTGACGGCCAGGTGCAGGTGCCGGACCCCAACGCATAGGCGCACGCTTGAGGACTTTCATGCGACTCCAGGGCCTCGTCTTCGAAAAAGCAGACATAGCGGCCGTCCTCGCGCCGCCGGATCGAAAACGTCCCGTACGAGGTTTCGTAAAACCACATCGCAAATCCCTCTCCATCGTCAGCTTTCCAGAGCTCGGGCGATGGAAGCGCGAGTCGGCTGGCTTCGGCCAGCCGGCTCGCGCGCCTTTTCTGATGGAGCGCGGCCATGAGTGAGCGCATCGACCAAATCGTCGCCACGCTCGCCGCCGCTGAGCCCGATGGCCTCACCAGCGCCGAGGTCGCCGCGCGCCTCAATATGACGTCCTACAACGCCTCGGGAACGCTATCGAAGCTGGCGGCCTACGGCAAAATCGCCTCTGAGAAGATCGATCGCCAGCGTTATCGCTGGAAGCTCAAGCCGATGCCACAGCCGCAGCGCGTTGCCCCATTGGCGAAGCCCGGTGAGCTGCTCAAACGCATCGACGGCGTCGCGCCGCAGCCATTGCCGCGTGAGGCGAGCGATCCGGCCTATCTGGCGATAATCCGCCAATTGCCCTGCCTCAAGTGCGGCATGGATCCATGCGGCGAAGCTGCTCACGTGCGCATGCAATCCGGCGCCCACGGCAAGCACAGTGGCATAGGGAGAAAACCAGATGATCGTTGGGCCGCGCCGCTGTGCGCCTGCTGCCATCGCGAGGACCGCGATTCGCAGCACCGCATCGGCGAACTCGCCTTCTGGCATCGGCTCGGCAGCAATCCGCTGCTGATCTGCGAGCGGCTCTACGCCGCGCGCAGCGACCTGGTGCGCATGCGCGCCATCGCACTCACGGCCATTGCGGAGCGCCAGTGATGATCTGGCACACATTCCACTGCCCGCATTGCGGCCTCGTCGTCGATTTTATGGACGAACCGCCAAACGAACCACCGTGCGAGGAATGCGGAGCCATCCTCGATCCAGACGAGTTCGAACCCGGCGACGATTTGCTCGACATTCCCGAATTTTTGCAGCGGTCGTTTGATCTGCCGGCATTTCTGCCGAAATGGAGCCGTGAACCGTGAGTCCGCTAAAGAGCTTTGGGATTGCCGTGCCGCCTCGTCATGGCGCCATTACGCCACCGCACGGCAGATCAGCTTCGCCGCCGCGGCGCGTGAGGTCATCGAGCGCGGTTTTTCAGCAAAGTCCAACGAGGGAGTAGCATCATGAGCAACAGATCACCGGGTGCCGTCGATCGCGATGTCGGCCTGCGCGTTCACCAAGCGCGGCTGATGCGCGAGATCAGCCAGACCGGCCTCGGCGCCGCGCTCGGCGTCAGTTTCCAGCAGGTGCAGAAGTACGAGAAGGGCACCAACCGCATCGGCTGTTCGCAGCTCGCCCGCATCGCAGCGACGCTAGATCGTCCGGTGGCGTGGTTTTTTGCCGGCACGCCGGCCGGGCGCGCCGCCAATTTTGGCGCGTCGCCCGATCCCTGTCAGCTGCTCGGTTGCACGCGCGACGGGCTTCGGCTCGCGATCGCCTTCAACGCCATCGCCGATCGCACGACGCGCGCCGCGATCGTCGCCGTTGCTGAAACCACGGCGCACGCCTTGGCGCCGGCGGCACGCAGAAGGGCGCCTTAGATGGGCGGCGTGCTCATCACGGTGGCGTTCGACGTCGTGCTCATCACGGCGGCGGCGCACGGCTCGGCGTTTAAGACGCTGCTGTTCGCCGGCCTGATGATCACCGCCATCGCGGCGCTGCTCGGGTCACAGCCGTGACCAAACATGCGGGGGTAGCTCAGCAGCAGAGCGCCGCGGGTCTTCGTCCTCCCGCGGAGGTCGGCAGTGCAAGTCCGCCTCCCCGCTCCATCAGCCTGGGAGCGCGGCCGTGAGAAGACCGGAAATCACCCGCGCCGACGTCGTGTGGATCGTCGTCTGCATCCTGATTTTCGTCGGCGCCATCGTCTTCGCACATTTCATGATGCGGCTGGAGAACTAGCGATGACTATCATCTTCGGCGGCCGCCCCAACGGATTGCGCATGTGCCGCGGCTGCGGCTGCGACGACAACCCCGCCTGCGTCGATGCGCGCGGCAATGCCTGCGCCTGGGTGCTACTCGATTTTACCATCGACGTCGCTGGGCCCGCGCCTCACTGCGACGGAAGCTATTGGCGGCCGCAGCTCGGGCAGCTCTCCGTTGAGCAGCTTCCGACCGGCGTCTGCAGCGCCTGCGCCGATCGCATCGGTTGGGATATGCGCGAGCTTGCCACGATGGGCATCGGCGATCTCGATCTCGGCGACGCAGAGGAAGCAGCATGAAGACCATCGGCTTTAATCGCATGCGCTATCTGTCGTTTCGGTCGCAAAGTGACTTGGCGTTGGCCTGGGCGCGCGACATTGACGCCGGCGAAGCCGCCAAGCGTCCACTGCTGGAACGTCTGTTTATCGTGATCCAATATTTTCAGCGGAAGGAAGCGGCGTGATGGCGACGGTCGCAACCCGCGTCGCATCGGGCGGTCAGATCGGGACGAAGCTGCGCCGCGTCGGCGACCGTGAGGGTTATCCGCACGGCGGCATCGGCCATTGGTGTCCGGCATGCCATGTGATGCACGTCTTCGCCGCCTGGAAATGGGACGACAACGTCGCCGCGCCGACGTTCATCGGCTACCGCACCGTCGCCTGGGGCGACCAGGCGAACGCGCGCTTCAAGGGTTTCGGCGGCGGCATATGCCACTACACGCTGATCGCCGGCATGCTCGAATTTTTTCCCGACAGCACGCACGCGCTGCGCGGTCGGAGCCTGCCGCTACCGGATCTTCCCGGCCACCTGGTCGATTGAAATTTTTTGTGCTGTGGCGTCCCGCGTCCGAGCAAACACCACGAGGAACGCCATGGCTCATTCCATCGAAGCCCGAGTTCGCACCATCATCGCCGAAGCGATTGACGCGCCGCCCGAGTTCGTGCGGCCGGAAACCGCGCTGCGGCTCGGCGACCATGATATCGGCTGGCACGGGCTCTACGAGATCGCCGATCGCCTCGAGCGCGATTACGGCATCCACTTCGACCTCGGCGCCGCCGACATCTGGACCACCGTCACCGACGTCATCGTCGCCACCGAGCAGCTCGTCGCCACCAAGGCCGCGCAACGGAGCGCGGCATGACCAGGCGCCCCAACCTCACCGCCGCCGAAAAGGAGTATGCGGCCGAGCGCCGCGAGCACGGCTGGTCGCACGATCGCATCGCGAAGGTACTATGCTGCTCGCCTGGCGCCGTCGCGTGGCATTGTCTCGCGATGGGCGCCGACCCTCCCAACGCCAAGCCAATCAACAAGACGATCAAGGGACCGCTCAGATACATGCGGAGCGGCAAGCCCGTGCGGCGCTTCACGGCGATCGATGATCAAGAGCTGCTCGCGCTCAGTCTCGCCGGCAAGACGCACTCGCAGATCGCTAAGGTGATGGGGCGCCAGCCAAAAAGCATCCGCGGCCGATTGATGATGCTCGCGCGCCAGGAGGTGCGCCCTGAGAAGGCGTTGCCCCTGTTGTCGCGGAGCACGGCATGAAGGCCTCCGCGGCGGATAGCGCGTTTGCCCGCGCGATGGGCAATCGCCGTTTCGGACAGCAGGCGGCAGTGCCGGCGCGCCCGGCGCCGCGTGCGGCAGCTCCGGCACTTGTGCCCGCTTTGCGCCCCGGCGATATCCACATTGGCGACGCCGACGACGGAGCGCCGATCGGCATCGACCTGGCCAAGCTGATCGACGGCCGTTTTCTGATCCAGGGCGTCTCCGGCGCCGGCAAATCCTGGTTGCTTCGTCGGCTGGTGGAACAGACCGCCGGTCTCATCCAACAGATCGTGGTCGACCCGGAGGACGAGTTCGGCAATCTGGCGCAGAAGCTCGGCATGGTGCACCTGCAGGCGCACCTCCTTGACGCCGCCACGCTCGAGGCCGCCGCCGCGCGCGCCCGCGAGCATCGCGTTTCGCTCGTGGTCAATTTCTCGCACCTCGAACGCGAAGACCAGATGAAGGCCATGGCCGCCTTCGTCCCGGCGCTGGTCAACGCGCCGCGCGAGCATTGGCATCCTTGTCTGGTCGCGGTCGACGAGGCGCAGCTATTCGCGCCCTATGGCGGCGTCAGCGAAGCGCCATTGGTGCGCAAGGCCTCGATCGCGGCGCTGATCGATCTCGCCAACCGCGGCCGCAAGCGCGGGCTCGCCTGCGTGCTGGCGACTTTGCGCCTGGCGCGGCTGGCATCGTCGGTGAAGGCCGAGGTCCTCAACATGATGATCGGGCTCAATACGCTCGATCGCGACATCCGCAGCGCCGCGGAAACCATCGGCTGGGATGCGCGGCGCGCCTTTGACCGGCTGCCGCTGCTCGAGCCGGGAAATTTCGTCGCGGTCGGCCCGGCGTTTTCGCGCTCACCGGTCATGCTCAAGGTCGGCCCGGTGCAGACGCAGCATCGCGGCGCGACGCCGGCATTGGCTGCGCCGCCGGCGCACGATCGCCGCGCGGCGGCCGAGCTCCTCGAGATCGACGAGCTCGTCGACGCCAGCGCTGCGGACGCGCGTTTGCGCGAGCAGCATGCCCGGGCGCCCGGTTTGCGCCAGATCCGCGCCTTCATCCGCGACGAGGCGTTCGCCGATTGCGGCCGCGTGTGGGGCGCGCTGCGCAAGGTCGCGCCCGATGGCGCGAAGATCTGCGATCTCGCCAAGCACCTTAATCGCAAGCCTGACGACATCGGCGCGGCGCTGGCGCTGCTCGACAATTACGGCGCGGTGGAATTTTCCGGCGATGGCGCCACGCGCGCGGCGCGCATCGCGGAGGACATGCTGTGAGCGGGCTCGCGCGCGTCTCCTTCAAAACCGGTCGCGCGCGCCTGCCGCGGTTATCGCCGCCGCGCGTCATCGGCAAACAGGCGAGCCATTGGTGGACCGACGCCGAGAAGAAGATCATCAAAAAATATTATCCAAAAGGCGGCAGCCACGCCTGTCTCGCTCACCTCGGCCCTCACCGCACCCCAAGTGGGGTCTATCAGCAGGCGTGCAAGCTCGGCCTGACCACACCGCACGGCGCCGCCGACTATAAGGGCGAAAACGGCCGGGTCGTCGCGCCGCCGCGTTTCGACGATGAGCTACGCGCGTTTTATCAGAATGGCGACGGAAAGAAGCGCGGCGAATGCAACGCGTTTGCCGACAAGTGTGGACTGCCGCGCTGGTGGGTGACGAAGCGTGCCACGAAGCTCGGCCTGGTCATGCCGCACAGGAAGGAGCCGCCATGGACTGTGGCCGAGGTCAGGCTCGTCGGCAAGGTGCCGCTGCACGATATCGACAAGTGCGCGAAAATCTTCCGACAGCACGGCTTCGCCCGGTCGCCGACGGCGATCAAAGTCAAGGCGACCCGGCTCGGCATCTCGCGGCGGTTCAACGAAGGCTGCTCGCTGAGACAGGCGAGCGAGATCGTGGGCTTTGATAGCAAGAACTTCGGCACGATGGTTGCCAAGGGCGAAGTCAAGGCCAGGCGCCGCGCCGACAGACGTTTGCCGCAACAGGGCGGTTCGCGCTGGATCATCAAGCCCGCGGATCTGCGCCGCTTCGTGCTCGACAATCTCGACCGCATCGATCTGCGTAAGGTGGAGAAATTTGCCTTCGTGCAGCTGATCGCCAACGAGAGACTATCGCCATGAAGACCTTCTCCCTCGCCCAGCAGATCGAGGAAGTCGACCGCGAGCTCGAGCTGCGCCGGCGCGTCTATCCGGGCCAGGTCCGCAGCGGCGCCATGCGCCAGTCGGTTGCCGACTATCACATGGCGCGCATGCAGGCGGTGTTGACGTCGCTGCGATGGCTGCAGGCGAATGAGACGGACGTCCGCGCCTTTGTGGTAGCCAAAAGGACGAAGACGGCCGCCGAGCCGGGAAGCGAGGCGGCATGACCCTTCGCCACAAAATTGCGGCCACACTCGCCCCGTTGTCACACACAAACGCTGAGACCCACTAGATGTTGACGGAAGTCGAGACGGTCGAACAAGAAGCCACACGTCGTTTCTCTTGGGCCTTTCCGCCAGAGAGTGACAAAGAGGACGAACGCCGCCGCGTAGAAGGCCGCAAGCCACGTTGCGGGGGCGATTGGGAGCCAACAAGACAGGCGTGCATTGAGGACGTAATCAGGATGCGACAGGCTAACCACAAACGGTAGGGCTGTGTGTCTAAATGGCGGACGCTTTGAAAGCACACATCGCACAATGTCCGGAGCATCCGATGGCGGCGATTATTAAATCGCTCCGGGCTGCCTCCCACGCATCGCGAAGCTATCAGTATGGCAATGCCTCGCCCGATCTTGCGGAGGAAATCGCTAACGATGCTGATGCCACCATCGCCAAGGTCAAGCCATGACCGCGCGGCCGCTCACCGACGCCGAGATTGCGGCAGCGAAGTTTGTTCGGCGCATGAAGGCGCTCACAATTTGGCAGCCATGGGCATCACTGATCATTGTCGGCGCCAAGCCCTACGAGTTCCGCGGCTGGGATTTTCGCATCCGCGAGCCCGAACTGGTCGGTGTGCGCGTTGTCATCCACGCCGGCGCGCGGCCGGTGAAACTGATCGAGGTCGAGGATCTGTTGCGACGGCTCGGCGGCGACGACAATATGACCGGCCTCGTGGTCGACAAGGCACGGCAGCTGCTCGAGCGAGTACGCGACGCCTATAAATGCCGCCTGCTTCCGCTTTCCGCCGGCCTCGGCACCGCGATCATCGGCCGGCCGCGCAATGCCGGCATCATTTTCGGTGCCAATGTCGCTGACAGCGATCGCGGCGCCTTCAATTTTGCCTGGCCGCTTTCCGACGTGCGCGCGTTCGACACGCCGATTCCGGCGCGCGGCGCGCAGGGCTTCTGGACCTGGCCCTATTCGATACCCGGGGAGGCTGCCCGTGGCGATGCGGCATAGGCGCGAGGCCGGCGACGTGCCGCCGATCATGGCCGCCTACCATATGGGCTGCGCCTCGCTGGCGGAGTTCGAGCAGAAGCTCCCTGCCCTGCTCGGCCGCGGCTTCCCGGCGCCCGACGAGACCACCGGCAATTTCGATCTCGACGCGATCAAGGCCTGGCGCCGCTCGCGTCATCCACAGCTTTTCCCTTCCTATCGCTTGCTCGTCGGCCCG